ATACGAGGCGATGATGTTTTGATTAGCCAAAGCCTTAACCGTCTCATCTTTACTGACAACAGATTTCTGAGGAAGCAATATATCAATAGCTCCTTCGGGGCGTGTGGCAATCATGTGCACCAAGTGATCGCCCTCGTTATTGAGAATGTCCACCGCAAACAGATCGTAGGGCAGAATCATTCTTTGTTTGCGTTGCTTAGTACCGTCCTCGTCCTGCTCAATTTTGTCCATAAATACACCGCCGTTAGCGCCGTAGCTGAAATTTTTGGGCGGTGTGGGGCGGGTTATGGTTTTTACCTCAGCTTCTGGTGTATCTTCAGCTTTCTCCACAACGACTTCCTTGGGAGCGTTATCAACCTTAATCTCACGACCTAGCGCAAGCGGATTGGTAATTTTGCCAAAGTGTGGGCATTTCTCGCAGATGCCGGGGTTAGCTTCGTCAAACTTGAGGCAACCATACGGACCTTTGATAGCGTTCCACTTCTCCATATGGCGGTCGATCTCGTAGGGGTGCATGGCTGAGATTGCCAAGCCTGCCTCTTCTCCATCGTCGCAATATTTGGCTATGCTGAGGATGCCACGCCATATGGGTTCCATGCCATCTTTGGTGGCGTTTTCACGGTAGTAATTGATCTGCCCGCATTTGTCGCCAATAGTTTTAAAGAATGTAACGCTGTTTTCTATTAGTTTTACGCTATTGACTGTTGGGGCTGTTTTAGGGCGTTTGCCGGGGATTTGCAAAGGCGCTATGGTTTCGTATGCCGACTGCCCGATTAAGTCTCTCAGGGTCGTAGAAAGCGTCTCAAAATCAAACGTATCGCCTTTGTGCTTGATAACTACTTTGCGCGGCTTCTCTTGCTTGTAGTTGTGTGTATCAGGCACACGTAGAATACGGGCGGCATCTCCTGTAACTGCGGCATCAATCTTAAAGCCTTGTTTTTTGCAAAGCCGTTTGAGGTTCTCAGCAACAGGTTTCCAAACATCAATAGTTACTTCTTCGGTAAAAGGCCAATAGACATGTAGCCCACCCCCGCTTGAGACAATCCAAGGAAAGCCTAGCGAGGTAAGTCCGCTTTCTGTTATAAATGAATCTAATGCCTTAGCTGCCTCAGCTTTGTTGGGGTACTCTTTTCCTTCTCCGCAATCAATATCCAAGAACAGCGACTTAATTTTTACTGCCGATTCTGCCTTACGTTCTTTGGCACTAAATGATGCAAGCGCAAAAAATGCGTTGTACCCCTTTGCGTCAAACGCCATGGCTGCATCGTATAACTCGTTTATAGAGTTAACAAATACGTGCTCTCTTTTTGCTGTGCTTATTTCAACGGTGCAATATAAACCCGAAGACGGTAGCACAGTCGCTAGGAATTCCTGCGACGCCATGTGATACCCCTTGAGTTAATTAGTACGTTTAGTTAAGTGCGTTTCAGCTTTAGATAGTGACGATGGGTTTATTTTTGTATACATTTTCTGAGTGCCTCTTCTGCTGAATGACTTGTGGATAAAATGTTCAACAAAGAACTTACGCTATTTCTGTATGAAGGCGTTACTTCACTACCTTTGAACCAGTTATATACCGTTTGTCTTGTTGCGCCTGTAAATTTGGCTATTTCAATAACGGGAAAGTTTAAATGAATAGCCCAACGCCCAAGTTGGTTTCCCAAAGACTTAGGCGCTAGTTTTGTTGTTTGTTTTATTTCTTCTGAATAAGCCATATTTATTTAGGGGCTTACGCCCCTACCTTTACTCGTCATCCCACTCATCAACAGTAGTAGCTAAGCTGCTGACTTTTTTCTGCGGAACAGCGTTTGGTTTAACTGTTGGCTTACGTTTCTCAGGTTCATCAACTGACTCGTCGTCGGTCTCAACTTCTACCTTGGCAACTTTAGCTTTAGCCGCAGGCTTTGCACCCTCAAGCTGTAGTGGTTTATCAGCAGGCTTAGACACCGTCATTGTGATTGCGTTTTTAGCGCTTGCTGATTGCCCTTTCTCAACAACTGTTTCGTACTCGTCTTCTTCCAAGTAACGTACTGGTTGAAAAAACAACTTGGGTACTGCCGCTTTGGTATCGAAACGCAGACGGGTAACAAGCATCTCAGGGCTAACATTCTGTGCCGCGAGATAACGAGCATATGCTTGTAGTGGGCGCTTGTCTCCCTCTTCTTTACCAAAGATTGACGTAGCGGCTAACTGCAACTGCATTACATCGCCACCAATGTCATTGGCAAGAACTACTGCAAGGCGTTGAGAAAACCGGCAAGCTTTAGACTCGCCCTGACCCGAACCTTTTACGTTCATTGGGCATGATGCGCAGTCGCTAGATTGTGGGTTCTCAGCTAGTGAATCAGGCTTTTCACCATCAGCAGACCAACAGTCAGGGGCTTTGGTTTCGCCCTCAACATATTGACCCTCGTAATACATACGGCTGATCTTAGGTGCCGCATTAACAATTACAACATCAAGGTGGCGGTCGTCAATTGATGTAATCTCTTTGCCGTCAGCCATCAAGCGGAATACACCGCCCTTGATAGAAATACGTTTGCTACTAATGCCTACGCCACCTGCAAGGCTCTTGGCAAGATCAGATAATTCACCTTTGCGAGCAAAGGCAGGTACTTGTGCAGGATTAAATTTGGCTATTTCGCCCATAATGTTTCCTTCATTTAGTTGGTTTACGAACAGTTACTGCATACTCAGACATGGAATTTAAACCCGCAGGAACTACACCGGGGTTCTCTTCCAAGAACGTTGCCATGTTCTTCTGCGCTATGCGCTTCTCAAACAAATCCAACGCGTCATGCTCCACGACAAACGTCTTGAATGAATCCCAGTCGTCTGTATAGTAGCGAGTCTTTTGAGACAAGATGATTGTGCCCTCGGGCGTACGCACCGAGTTAGTTCCAAGCGCCATCATTTGATCCTTCATGGCGTTCTTGATCTCATCTTGTTTAGCTTTGAGTTCTTCGATTTGGCTCTCGTACTCTTGAGTCAGTTCTTGAACTTTTGTATATATCTTGCGATACACACGCGCTAGTTTATCTAGCGGTATTACTTCATCTTCGTTTGGCATTTATATGCTCCTTTGTAAAATATTTTACACCTATAGAGACGACGTTACAACTGAAATAGGGTTTTTACTTAGAACTAATTTCTTCCCTATACAGACTCAACAAAAGATCATGCCCTTCGACACGTTTCTCAAGTTGTGCAAACATTCGTTTTTCTATTTCACTACCTTGTAAGTGTATCACCGTTACATTTGTAGAGGTTTGCCCAATACGATCTGCTCGTGCAATACACTGCAAGTACGTTTCTACAGACATAACCGGTCCATAGAATATTACAGTATCAGCCGCAGTTAATGTTACACCATGTGATGCTGCTTGCGGTTGAATTACTAAAACGCGTGGCTTATCAGTAGTTTGGAAGCGCTTAAAAATATCTGTGCGCTTGTTAACCCCGACGTCACCATGTACCACTTCACAATCTACGTTGTGTCTTTGCAAGAAAGTAGAAATCGTTTCAATGCTATGCCTAAACGGTGCAAAGATAATAACCTTACGGCTAGTCTCTTCAAGCACTTCAAGTAGCACATTTAGCCTAGGCGCGCAGTCAAACTCAACTACTTCTTTTTCATCTGTGTAAGCCGCCCCTGCACTTATCTGCAACAGCTTGCTGACACCGGCTGCCGCATTAACGGCGGTGATTGTTTCGCCTGCGGCTTGTAACACCATTTTATCTTTGAGCATGCGGTAATACTTGACTTGTTGTGCTGTTAACGGTATCTCTCTTGTCTCGGTAAGCACAGGCGGTAAGTCAGTACATTCTTCTTTGGTATATCTAATTGCGGGTTGTAGTGCGTTGTATACCTCTTGTTCTGAATTAGGCTTTGGTATCCACTTAAACTTGCTAACTTTAGCCATAACTTTGTCTTGCCATGCAGTAAGGAACTTGGGTACGCCGTTAGGATTCACTAACTTAGCTAAGCCGTAAGCATCAACAGGCGACTGCGATGCGGGGGTGCCAGTCATCATCCAAAGCATGGTGTCAGGCTTTAGTATTTTGTTTAGCGCTTTCCAACGTTTGGTTGTTGGGTTTTTGTATGCGTTTGCTTCATCAACAATAACAAGATCAAAGCGCCCATCATTGACGATTTCTTCTGCAATCAAATTCAAACCATCATAGTTAACAACTACAAACTCGTAGTCGCCTTGCACCATTTCTATACGACGTGTTGCTTGGACGTGATGAGCCGCAATAGCTGAGCGATGAATAATGCTCTTGCCAATACTGCTAATCCATGCGTCGTGCATGATTGAC